TCTACTTTGAAGTTGAATGAAAACTCTGAATTAGTTTCACCAACGACAATAGCAAAATCATTAGAGGTATCATTCTTCTTATCACGGACAAGAAGTTTAACCACACCGTTCTCACCAACAGCAGAAAGATCAGGAAGTTGATATACTGCTGCTGCTTTAAGTAATTTGTCTAATTGATCAGTACTCAATTCAAAACAAACATCTTCACTGGGAAGATCAATAGATTTATCAGGAGGGGTGACAATAACATTGGGATCAGCAAAGAAATACTTAGATCGCATTTCACCTTCACGGATCACAACATATCCATCATTAGCAAAGTCAAGTTCAGGACTCTGATGCAGACTCAAACCATTAAGAAACTGGTTAAGATCATAGACACCAAAGTCCTTCATGAACTCTTCATTGACAGTTGCTTCTGCCAAGATATTTTTCATCACACTGATAGTGCGAAGTTTGCTACCCTCTTTGAATAGAATGGACTGATTAATAGAAGAGAAGTTCTTCAGGACAGAGATAGTTTTATCAGAAAGTTTCATAGGGTTGCGAGTTTTCATTACAGAGGCCAGCGAAATGGTAAAGAAGAATGCAATAATGGATTGCCTTCAGAATGTCCTGCTTAGACTTACCATCCTTCTTACCAAAACGAGAGAGGTATTTAAGGGCGTTGGATCTGCAGAATGGTTCTGCATCACCAACAGATTCAATCAGATCAAGTGTCTGAGTTTTTGATTCAGGAGAAGCATAATGAGACCGATAGGTGCCACCAAGATACTCCTTAATTTCTTTGAGGATTACATCCTCATTGTACTTCCACCGACCATTAGTATTGTCAATGGTGGGAAGATCAGGAATCTCTAGGTTAAAGGAGAGAGTATCCTCTCCATAGGAACCATATACAGATGAGGCATATCCAAGGGAGATATGATCTTCACCCATTCCTCCGGGTAGAACACTACCCAGACAAAGTGTATCGGAAGAAGCAGCACCAGGATTACCAGTTAGACTGATTCCATCGAGTTCCCAAAAGTCTTGATCATTATTAGTCATATTCAATTTATCAAATAAAAGGGACCATGAGTTCACCATATTCTATCAAATAGCAGTAGTTTCGTCAACCAATAGAGATAGAGGTTTCGTGCTCTGTGACTTTCAATGTGTCATCATAGAAAGTTTCAGAGGGCATCACAAAGTCAGCATCAACCTTGTCATACAGTTCCAGGAATGCCTGCTTGGTCTCATCGTCAAAACGATTGACGCATACCTGAATTGCCTTTGCCTTGTCGTTAAAGATGCTGTATGCCTTCACAATGTGAACCAGACGGCGGGTGCTGATGATTTCCTCAATACCACCATCATAGAAGGTCTTGCGAATGATGTCACCCCAATCTACAAGACGAGTGATAAAGTTATCATCATCGACACTAAGAGAATCTGCAATCTTCATCAGGATCTTTGCCTCATTAGCAGGAGTAGGATACTCTTGCTCAAAGGTTACTGGGAATCTCTCAAGGAAGGCTTCGTTAAGCACGTTAGTTCCAATAAATCGTCCATCGTCGGATCCTTTGCCTTTAGTATTGGCGGTTGCGAATACTTGGAAACCCTCTGCGGGTGTAATGAACTTGCCAATTTTCTTGAGGAAAACTCCTTTTCCTTCAAGAATAGACTGAAGACAGAGGATTTTGTTTGAGGCGAGATCGATTTCGTCAAGGAGCAAGATTGCTCCGCGTTGGAGTGCTTCAATGACTGGGCCATTGTGCCAGACGGTTTCGCCATTAACAAGACGGAAACCGCCAATAAGATCATCTTCATCTGTTTCTACCGTGATGTTGACGCGAATAAGTTCCCGACCCAGTTGAGCACACGCTTGTTCAACCGAGAAAGTCTTACCGTTACCGGACAAACCTGTAATGAACGTCGGATAGAATACACGGGACTTAATAATTTTTTTAATGTCGCTGAAATTGCCAAAGCTGACGAAGGAATCATCTTTACGAGGAATAAGGTTTTGTTCGATTGCAGGCAGTGCTGCTGGAGCACTATATGATACTTCCAGTTCTTTTACAGTTTCTTTCGTTACTTCCAGGTTCCACTTACCCCTACCAACTTTATAATCTTTCAGTTTATTAGTAACAGTTTGATAGTTACTATCATTCATCATGCACCATGCGCGAACGTCAGCAGCAGTAAACTCTGAACCATAAAGTGCTTGAAGTGAAGTGCAAATATACTCAGGTGAGAGCGCCATGTGTTTTGTTTAACTGAAGTTATTATAGACGAAAAAAGGGAGGTCTCAAACCTCCCATGTGTCACTTATCGGATTGTCCATACTTGTATCGCATGGCCCCAAGCAAATATGCCTGAGATAACGATTTAGGACCATTAGTGAGAATCTCAATAACTTTGGGATCCTTCTCCGATGCCTTTGCAATCTCTCTCCAATTTTCTTTTGTCATGCTACTAGAGAAATAAATTCGCCAAGAACTTTCTTATTTAGTTTCTTAGTCTTGAGAGATTTAATAAAGGCAGACTTAATCTTTGCTTTGGTAGCACCTTCATCAACATCAAACTCAGCATCCTGAGAAAGTGATGCTGCAGACATTGCAAAATATGCATGATATCCAGAGGTCTTGATAGTGAAACTACGCAGTTTCTTCCAATCATTTTGAATTTTACGATACTCATTGGAGTACTGTTCATAATATAGTTTCATAAAGTGGTTTGCATCACGACCTTCAAGAACACGAATACCAACAAAGTTTACTGAAGGGAATTTATCGCGAAGATTTCGGAGCATCAGATCAGAAAATCCGTGCCAACCGTAGGGAACTTGATATGTATTACCAGTTTTACGATCACGAAGGAAAGTAGTCCCACCACACAATCTCCGAACTCCTATAAAAGAGCTATTCTCCCAGTTACGTTGTACTTCAACGTGACGAGAAAGGTGATTTGCTTCACCATCGGTCAGAACAATACACTGAACCTTTTGTAGTTTGTTTTGCTTCTGAAACTGAGGGAGGATCTGATGAAGACAAACTAATGCTTCATTCAATGGGGTGCCAGACAATGATAGACGAGTGGGAGTAGAATAAGCAGATCCATAATAATTAGAATATGCTTTTGCAATTCTCCAAATATTAATCAGTTGATGTTCAAGTTGCTTACCATTAGTCTTACTGGTCAGCAAATTCATCAAAGAAAACTCTTCACCAACAGAGAGAAGATTTTCTTTCTTTTCATATGCACAAGTACGATCTGCTGGTTTGATTACCTCGCCTGTTTCATAGTTAACTTGAGGTCTTTTCCACTCACATGTAAATGCATAAACCTCAAAGGGAATAGAAACTTTCTTACAGAACCAGATCAGATTGTAGAGTTGCTTGATAGTATCGAGCATGACCCTACTCATAGAACCACTCCAGTCAAGAATAAAGATCAGACCGTGATTCTTACCATCAGGAAGTATGGAAACTTTCCTGAACAGATCTTCGTTATACTTGTATGTGTGCAATTTGGAAGTATCAAGAACACCGGTGCGGGCAGTAGTAGCACGAGCATAGGAATCCGCTGCCTTGCGGCACTCAAACTCTTTTACCAAATAATTAACTTCTTTCTGGGCGTTACGTTTGAACTCAACAAACTCTTTATCAGATCTATCAAAAAGATTGACTGAACATTTATTCTTCTGATGATTAAACCAAGCATCAATATCTTCGTGAACTTCAGAATTTTTTGCAATAATATAATCTAGATTAACTTCTGGAATCTCAACATAGACATTCTCGGATGATTCAGAGTCAATGAGGTCTTGAAGATTTGATTGCAAATTGTCAGCAGTCTGCACCTCAGGTTCGTCACTCAATGGTGTGCTGGCAACCTGATCACCTTGATTAGAAAAATCTTGCCTATCGGAATCACCAAAGCCTTCACTTTCTCCAGGAGAATCCTGTGGTTGTTCTACCAATTCATTTGCGGGTTGATCAGACTCTCCACCCATTTCAGATGAAGGTGGTATGGGCATATCATCTACTTTCTCTTCTTCTTTCTCTTTTTTACAAAACTTATATAGAACCTCTGCTGCTAAAAGAACCTCATCAAAAGTATCGCAATCTTCAATCATATGAATGATTGCCATTTCTTCTTCGGTGAATTTGAGATTTAAAAAATTACCGATCTTAAAATATAAATTTGCACGATCAGCAAGGTTGAAATCATCAACATCCCCGCCAGATATAGAGAAAAAGTCCTCGTCATTTAGTTCTTGGTATCCTTTGAAAAA